CGTCAATCCACCGATGACCGCGCCCCACGCACCGAGCCCTTCGATGCCTGTGGCCTTGCTCGCCTCTTGGCCGATAGACAAACCACTGACACCACCAACCACACCGCCAACGCCCGCGCCATTGAAACCGCTATTCGTGTACTGGCCGACGTTGTAACCAACAGTTGCACCCGTGATCGCGGCACCTACGACAACGGCGACCTTTTGCAGTTCTTTGAAACTCTCGATTTGACTGGCGGTCGCTTTCGCTTGAGCGTCCGCACCGCTCTTGATGGCCTGCGCGAGATCGGATTGCAGTTTGACGAGCGTCGAGTCGACCGTGCCGAGCAGCCGGAGCGATAGCCCTTCAACTTCATTGAAGAATGAGCGGAACGAAAACGTGCCACGCTCGGCGAACCTGGCGATAGAGTCAAGAAGCTCTTTGTCGATAGCGGCATTCATCGCCTGAAATTCCGCCATTTGGGAGTTCGTCTTGCTGATGTTGTTTGCCGACGTATCAATCTGTTTTTTGCCAGCTTCGGTGTTGCGCGCCGCGATAGCACGCGCCTGGTCCATCAGCCCCTTTGTATTCTCATTCACGAGATTGGTGTTTTCGACGAGCTTTGCGTTGACTTGCGCGATGGCATCCTGTACCGCCTTGTGAGCAGCGGGCATGAGCTTCGTCGCATCAAGCTGTTGGTACAGAATGTCAAGTTGCGCAATCGCCTTCTCGCGATAATCGCCGGTCTGTCCGGTGAGGCGCACCGTCTCGTCGGTCAGTTTGCCTTCGATGGCAGCCATAGGGTCCATAACCGCTTGCAGAGCGATCATGGCAACCTTGTTGTCCTCGGTCTTGTCCTTCATGTCGTCGAACGCCTTTAGCAAGTCAGGGTCGTTCAGCGACGCTTTGGCGCTGCGCTGCTTCTTCCAGGCAGCTTCTTGGGTTAGCAGTGCGTTGGTGAGGTCATCAACCTTCCCTGTATCGAGCGCCGCGAGCGACTTGCCGATATCGAGAAAAGCCGTACTGACCTGTAGCTTGTATAGTTCGTCGCGTAAGCGTGGGACCGCTTCGGTAAAGGCTCCAAGCATTGCAGGCGAGTCGGCCAATTCTTTCTTCGTTGCCTTAACGCTTTCGTCGAACGAATACAATGCAGCGTTTACGGGCGAAGTTTCCGCGCCGAGTCCGTGTAGTGCCTTTGTCACCTTATCGAATGGGTCGGCAACAAGACCCTGCGTCACGTCCTTGAGCGCCGTGCGAAGCTTGTTGAGCTGGTCGAGGCGCTCTGTAATGTTGTCTGGCGTGGCGTTATTTACGGCCTGTTGCGCTAGGTCAACGTCTTGCCGTAACTGTCCTTGTAAGTTTGACGCCAGAGAACGCTCTCCGGGTGTCGCCTGGCCTGACGCCAGGAGCGACGACAGGGCAGCGGCGGTCTGTGTTTGACGGCCCGCGTATGCGTCCAGTTCCTTCTTTTGCGCCTCGTTAATTGCCGCGACAAGCTCCTCTGACCCTTTGTGCAATGCTTGTACTTGCTTGTCGTAATAGTCATGAAGAAACCGCTCGGCAGAGTCAAACGGATTCAACGCCGCCAGTTGCGCCTTTAGCTGTGTAGTCAGAGACATATTCGGATCGGCCGCACTAAGCTGGCCGGTTAGGGCTCCGATTCCGACCAACGCGCTTTTCCCCGCATCGGCCATCGTGTCGCCGTGCGGCAGGACATTCTTTAGGCCAATGATGGACTGCGTGAGTCGATCCACCTTGGCCGTCTGCGCCTCTATTTCTTCGCCGAACTTACCGGCGGCGCCCTCTTGTTGGGCATCATACCAATCGTCGAGGCTTTTGGTGAGCTTGTCCTGCTTCTCTCGCAGGGCATCTGCGTCCGCTGTCATCGCCTTCCAGATCAGCGCAACCGCCGCCAAGCCAGCTAGGACCGCAATAACAGGACCGCTGCCGATGCCCATGCCGAGCATCGAGAAGACGATGCGGTCGAGAACAGGAATCGTACCGCTGGCCGACGCAACGAGCGAGATCAGACCGAACTTGATACGGCCAAGCCCGGCTCCTGCGAGGTTCGATCCTTCATTGACTGTCTTGAGAGAGTTGCCGAGAATGTTAAGCTCCGCAGCAGTGGCCGTCGCTGACTTACTCTGTTCGATCAGGCCGGTGTTGAAAGCTTGCATGGCCTTCACGCCCAACGCATTGGCGTCCTTTGGTGAGATGAAACCCTGCGCTTGCAGTAGCTTAATCTCTGCAATTTTGCCGCTGTACACAGCCTCTTGCGCTGCCACGAATGCCGTCGCTGACTCTGTGCCCGCCTGCGCGTTCATGGCGTTGGCGCGAGCGAAGTCGGCGTCGGAGATCATCTGAGGACCGGCGGCATAGGCCGCACCGCCACCGCGCACCCGATTTCTCATATCTACCTCGGCAAGAGCGTCGGCAGTCTTCTCGGCCTCTGCGACCGCTTTCGAGCGTTCGGACGCAAGCGCGGCGGACAGTTCGTCCATGAAGCCCTTACCGGCGCGGTTGCCGGAGCTTACGAGCAGGCGGTATTCATCCTCGCCGAGCATGTGGAAGGCTTCTGTGATCGTGACGATACCGGCGCCAACCACATCTTTCATGCCCTCTATCAATTCAGCGGCGGCCTGCGTCTTCGATGCGATTGCGTTAGCGGTTGCGCCAAGACCGGACAGCGAGGCTTGAGCATCCAAAGCGCCTGTTCGGATGCTCTGCCCCATCCTTGTGCCGCTGTCGGCAAGATCGGCCAGGTCTTGCTTGGCCGAGGTCGTGTCGAGGGTTATCCGCGTGCTGAGATCGTCGCTCACTGAATCGCTGCCTCATTCTTCGCGTTGGCGGCTAACTGCTCCAAGGCGGCGTCATCCGCCGCACATAGCAAGTATAACTCCTCGGGCGTAAAGCTGCGTCGGTGGACTCTGGCATACGCATCTAGCTCCTGATACGAGATGGGGAGGTAGCTGTAGCCAGTGTGGCCGCGCGTCTTGTGCAACTGTAAGAACATCTGCCAGATTGGATAGCATATGTCCGGCATCTCTGGCCCATCTTCCAGGTCTGCGGCAGCAAACTTGGAGCCTGTTGCCGCAGCCTGTTGGAGCGCCTCGATGAGTGTACCGCCGTTCTTATCTACCCGCTGCCGAAGCCAGAACTCGTGTTTTATGCACTCACGGAACCGTTCGGCAATTTCTCCAAAAAAACTGCGACATCGTTCACGAAGTTGTCGGCATCCACCCGAATCCACTTGACGCGCTCATATAGCAAGCGGACGTTCGATGGCGTAAACGGCAGTGGTTGCCCTTCAAACACCGGATCGCCGCCTTCTGGCGTGCGCCAGCCGGTCGTGCAGGCGACGAGAATATCGAGCGCATCGCTCTCTAGCTCGACGGGATCAAGCTTGATGCGGCCAGGATTCTTGTAGCGCTTTCGGTCCTGTCGTCGGCTAATCTCTGTCGGTCGTGCTGCCGTTCGCGAGGTTAGGTCGAGAATCAGGAGCACCTTACCAGTAACGGGGTGTTTGATTTCCAGCGGACGAGACTCATCGGTGTTCTGTACTTCTGCGAAATCAAAAGACATTGGAACATTCCTCGGTAGGTTTGTTCCTCGGTAGTGGGTCGCCTACTGGTGGTGTGCGATTGCATTCTCGCAGAGGCCACCAGTAAGCGATTCGCAGCCGCCCGAGGAAGTTACGGCGTGCGAGTGATCTTGAGCGTGGTGTTGGCCGCGTCCTTGAACGCAACCCAATTAAACTTGGTAATCAACGGCTGGTTCATGCCGCCGTTTGGTGTTTCGGCCTGCGACAGCTTGACCTTGCTGAACAAGAAGTTGTACTTCTGCGATGAAACCCCACCGAGCGTGAACGACAGGCTGGTCGTCGTCCAGGCCAGATACTTCGTGAGGTACGTCGCGTCCTGCCAGTAGATGTCGATGGTGCCCGAAGCCGCGATCTGGCCGCTTTCCAGGTCAGCGAAGTTCACGCTGGCAAGCTGCGGGAACTCTACGATCTGGTTGGCAAGCGTCATCGTGAAGCCAACCACACCAACCATCGGCGTAGCTGATTCTTGAACCAACTGGATGCTGTCAATCGGGTTCATCACCGAGTTAGTCGGCGCAGCAACCGTCGAGCTAGCCGCCGTTGTGCCGGAACTCGTCAGCGTGTTGGCGACAAATCCCATCGAACCGTCGATGACCTTGCCGATACCGACGTTGATCGTCAATGAGTTGGGAATTGCACCCTTGTAAAGCTCGAACTGATTAATGTCCGTGAAGCCGCGCTCGATAGAGAACGAGGACTTCGTCGAACCAATCGTCAGGACGTTTGTTGCCCAGGCTGTTTGGCCCATTATGCTCGGCAACAGGCCGTCGAGGTTGCCGTAGCTCAACTCGAAGTTGAATGATCCGCCGCCTTTAACCTGAGTGCGGATGTGATCCGACACTTCGCGGGCATTGATGATCTCCTTCGACATAACGGACGTAGTGTCCGCCTTGAAGCTATTGCTGACATAGCGCAGGAAGGTGAACGCAGGCGTCGCGTCCGTAGTTCCCCACACGGTTTCAGGCGAGTAGCTCAAGACTTCTTTGTTGGAAATGCTGAATGCCATTGTAGTTTCTCCCTGAAACTAAGCGTTATAGATATACCTATATGTAAGCACAAGGACTGTTTTTTGCCACCCTCCGTCCGTTCCACGGTCGGTTAGGCGGTACTGCGTAAACCATATGGCCGTGCCGTCCGTGAGCGTCATCGTAGCGTCCAGGAAGGCGCGGGCGATTGCGCTGCCTTGGTCGCGGATCACGCGAATATCGGTGTCCGGTGCGGTATTGAGCATCAGTTGGTAATTCTCGGTCGCGTCGCGCCAGCGTTTGTGTGTGATCGGGTCTGGTGCGGCCGCGTCGGTTTCCGGTCCGCCAGCGAACGTCTCGGCCAAGTACGACGTGCCTGGCGCGATGGTGGATTCGATGCCATGCGGTTTCACCGGCCACAATCCAGGGACAGTGACCAGACGTTCTCGAATACGAGTAACGATTTCAGAGCGTGGATCGGCCATTAGATACCGAGTCCTTTACGGGCAGCGCCAATGTTGTTCCGCAGGAGTGAGCGGATCATGGCGCCGACCGTCTTGACCATATGGTAGCGATCTTCGACATATGGCGCGTAGTTCGCCGTATAGCCAATATCGACAATATCGCCCAGCCTATATCGTACTAGCGCCTCCATATTGGCCTGTAGAGCGTCTTCTGAGGCACCGATATAGTCACCAGTCTTCGCCTTAGGATTTCTGGGGGGCGGCTCAAAGGCTTCCTCGCCGTTGATGGCGGTTGTCAGCGACAGGCGCAAGTAGCCTGTGTCGACAGGCGTTAGCTCGACCAGGTTGTTGTATACGTCCATAGCGGTCTTGAGATACACCAATTCGAGGGCAGGAGCCATTTGATTGTAAATGTCACTGCCAACGCGGCGCGCGAACTCGTCGAGGTTGTAGGTTGGCATTAGAGGCTCACCGTGCAGAGGTAGACGACGGGTTTGCTGCCGTCCGGCTGGATCGTTTCTACGCCATTAACTCGAAAGGTAGTACCTCCGACCTTCACTAGATCGCCAGACTGCGGTACGAAGCCTTTTAGGGGCACTGCTGGCACTGTTACGGTCAGATACTTCTCGCGGATTTCGGTCAGATTCACGAACGACTCCGATTGCGTTCCGCGAGCGGGCTGCGTTACACACGGCGCTGACGCCGTCTTGGTTGTCGGCGTTTGTGCGCCAGAAACGAAGTCGTAGGTATTCGTGACGCGCGTGAAGGTTGCCGTCCCTTTGAGCCAGGACGGCAGCGCGTTGAACACGGTGAGGCCGAACGATCCGGCGTCCATTAGGCGCTTTCCTCGGTGTCTTCAGAGCCGGGGCGTGAGGATATGCCATCGTCGGTCACCGACGGCGAGGTAATCTTGTTGAAGCCACGGTCATCCGAGAACAGCGCCGGAGTGATCGTGTAGTAGACGCGCCGCAGGTAGGGCTTCAGGATGCCGGTCGCGACCTGATAGAGCGTCTCGACCATTGCCTTGTCGCCATACGAGACGGATACGCCGCCCGCGCTAACGGAGCGAATGTCACCGCCACGATCCAGGTCCGGTTGCACGTCACTAACAGTTAGTTGCTTGAATGCGATGTAGCATTGCGCATCCTTTACTTTCTGCGGGATTACGTTAGTGGCCAGCGGCGCGCCAGTGCCGAGTTGGACAAGAACGCCAGAGCGTGGCCATGCCATGCCTTGCTCGTCGGCCACGCGCTGACCCCTCCACCAGAATCGCTCCTCGTTGTTCAAGTAGTCGCCAGCCTTCACAAGCGCTGCTCCTACCGAATCATCGTCGAAAGCGGAAATGTCGAGGTTCCGGTTGTCACAGTAGGTTTGGAAATCAGCCGCCGAAACGAGCGTGTTGCTGCCCGTTAGCGGAGTGCCGTCTTCCACCGTCAGAGTCACCGACATTGTTGATCCTCAGATAAGAGTATGGCCGCTGGCCGCGTGGGCAGCCAACGGCCTTCACTCACTCACGCATAGGACGAGCCTTAGATGGAAACTGTCTCGCCCTTTACTCTTGGCTTCTTCGGTTCCTGCTCAACTGTGTCATACGTCACGAAGCCATTCACGAGCCGACGCTCAAGCGAGGTTTCTGGCCAGGACTCCACGTCACTGAGAGGGATCACATGATCCTTCAGGTATTCGTGTCCGCCAGCCGAGAACTGCTCAAGCACCTTGAGAACTGTCGTCATGATTACGCCACGATTGCGGTGAAGAAGTAGCCCATACCAGAGGCAACCACCTTCATATCGTAAGCCATCTGGCCTTCGATACGGTCCGACTCCAGATGCTCTTGACGGAAGCGCTTGATGCGGATTCCACCCTGAGCGCCAATGAGGCCGTTCCAGGAGAAGATGTAGCCAGCGGTCGGCTGCATGATGCTCGGCGAGGGCGTCGAGTAGCACAGGAGCGCCTGCTTGCCGCCGATAAAGGCCGACGCCGGAGAGGCGCCACCTTCAATCGTGGTCGTGTAGACCGCGCTCATGACCACCACTTCGTCAATACCGAAGTAACGGGCCAGCATGTCCGTGTCGATTGACGCGGCGCTGGTGTACTTGAACTGATCGCGGACTTCCGTGTTGCCACGGAGCGCGTTCAGAACCTCGTATCCGAGGACGAGCTTATTCGGGATGAAGCCGGAATTCTTGACGATGGTGTTCTTGCCAGTGTCAATGTCCGAACGCGGCGAGGACGTGGTAACACCCCATTGCAACGTCTGACCACCGGCCGGTGCCGAAGCGACACCAGTGATGTCCGTGCCCCAAATTCCGGTCGTGAAGAAGTTCGTCGCCCACTTACGCTCGCGGCGAATCACCATCTTCTGCGTCACGAACTGTGTGGCAGCGGTGTCCAACTGCAACACGCTGTCCTGGTTCGCCCGGAGTTGATCCGAAATGTCCTTGTGGTACGCCTCGACCACTGCACGGTACGAGGTCGTGCTGAGTCCGAACCCGCCACCAGCCGACTCTGTGC